TACCCATTTCAAGAAAAAGTATTAACGTTATTTCAAAACAACGACTATAGTGCTATATTAAAATCTAGACAATTAGGTATATCTACTTTAGCAGCAGGTTATTCACTTTGGTTAATGACATTTCATAAAGATCGAAATGTATTAGCACTAGCAACTACACAAGCAACAGCAAGAAACTTAGTAACAAAAGTACAATTCATGTGGGAGAATTTACCCTCATGGCTTAAAGTAGATTCTGCTGAAAACAATAAATTATCATTAAGGTTAATTAATGGTTCAAAAATACAAGCCAAATCTTCTAATGCCGATGCTGCACGTTCAGAAGCAGTATCTTTACTAATTATTGATGAAGCAGCTTTTATTGATAATATTGCTGAAACATGGGCATCAGCACAACAAACCCTAGCAACGGGTGGTGGTGCTATTGTATTATCAACCCCATATGGTACTGGTAATTGGTTTCATCAAACATGGGTTAAAGCTGAAAACGGTGAAAACGATTTCTTACCTATTAAACTCCCTTGGTATGTACATCCAGAGCGTGACCAAAAGTGGAGAGATGCACAAGATGCTTTATTAGGCGATCCTAGGTTAGCAGCACAGGAATGTGATTGTGATTTTAGTACATCAGGTGATATTGTATTTTATAATGAATATTTAGAATATTATGAAAAAACCCACATAAAAGAACCTCTAGAACGTAGGGGTGCAGACCAAAACCTTTGGGTATGGGAAAATGCCGATTATACTAGGTCTTATATGGTAGTAGCGGATGTTGCTCGTGGTGATGGAAAAGATTTTTCTGCTTGTCATGTAATGGATGTTGAAACTAATGTTCAAGTAGCAGAATATAAAGGACAAATTGGTACAAAAGAATTTGGTCATTTATTAGTAGGTTTAGCTACAGAATACAATGAAGCATTACTCGTAATAGAAAATGCTAATATAGGATGGGCAACAATACAAGTAGCTATAGATAGGCAATATTCTAACCTTTACTATTCACAAAAGAGTGGAGAAGCCAATGCTAATTCGTATTTTGATAAATATCAGGATCATTCAAAAATGGTAGCTGGTTTTACAATGTCATCTAGAACACGACCTATGGTAATAGGAAAGTTTCAAGAGTATATAGCAGATAAAGGTGTAACTATTCATTCAAAGAGGTTAGTAGAAGAAATGAAGGTGTTTATTTGGAAAAATGGTAGAGCAGAAGCCCAAACTGGGTATAATGATGATTTAGTAGTTTCCTTTGGTACTGCTATGTATATTAGAGACACGGCATTAAAATTTAAGCAAAGAGGATTAGATTTAACAAAATCTACATTAAACAACATGAAAGTCAATAGAACCCCTTACCAGGGTAGTTATGGTTTTTCAAAAGGAGCAGATAATCCTTACCATATGAAAACACAAGACGGTAAGGAAGACATTAGTTGGTTACTGTAGTAATATTTATAACAATAATAATAAATTATGGCTGATAAAAGCGTATTTACAAGATTAAAAAGATTATTCTCAACAGATGTAATAATCAGAAATATTGGTGGAAACCAAATTAAAACTGTTGACTCAGGTCATATCCAGTCTAGTGGGGAATATGAAACAAATTCCTTAATGGATAGATATAATAGAGTTTATTCTACAGCTCCTTCTTCCTTATATGGAGCACAGTTTAATCTAAATTATCAATATATGCGTACATTCATCTATTCAGAATATGATGTAATGGACCAAGATGCTATTATAGCATCCGCCTTAGATATTTTGGCTGATGAATCTACATTAAAAAATGATATGGGAGAAGTACTTCAAATTAGAAGTGCTAACGAAGATATACAAAACATACTATATAACTTATTTTATGATGTATTAAACATCGAATTTAATATGTGGATGTGGATACGCCAAATGTGTAAATATGGTGATTTTTTCTTAAAATTAGAAATTGCTGAAAAATTCGGTGTATACAATGTTATACCTTATACTGCTTACCATATGGAAAGACAAGAAGGATATGACCCAGAAAACCCATCAGCTATAAAATACATTTTTAACCCCGACGGAGTTAATGGTGGAGGTAGTATGGGCTCAGGTTATTATACAGTTAATCAAAACCCAGATAACAACACCGGTATAGTATTTGATAACTATGAGATGGCTCACTTTAGATTAGTAGGTGATGTTAACTATCTTCCTTATGGTAGAGCATATATTGAACCTGCTAGAAAATTATTTAAACAATATACTTTAATGGAAGATGCTATGTTAATTCATAGGATTGCACGTGCTCCTGAAAAAAGAATATTTTATGTAAATGTTGGTGCTATACCACCAAATGAAATAGAAACGTTTATGCAGAAAACTATTTCAAGTATGAAACGTACCCCACTTATGGATGAAAAAACAGGTGATTATAACCTGAAATACAACATGCAAAACATGCTTGAAGATTTCTACATCCCAGTACGAGGTAATGATAATACAACTAAAATAGACACTACACCTGGACTACAATATGATGGTATACAGGATGTAGAATATTTAAGAGGTAAATTATTTGCCGCACTTAAAATTCCTAAAGCCTTTTTAGGATATGAAGAGGGTGTAGAAGGTAAAGCAACATTAGCACAACAAGATATTAGATTTGCTCGTACTATTGATAGAATACAAAGAATTATATTATCTGAATTAAATAAAATTGCTTTAGTACATTTGTATACACAAGGATATACAGATGAAACACTAACAAACTTTACTTTAGATATGACAACTCCTTCTATCATTTATGACCAAGAAAGAATTGAATTAATGAAATCTAAATCTGAATTAGCAGGTACATTATTAGAACAAGGCTTAGTACCCTCTGATTGGATTTATGATCATATTTACCACTTTAGTGAAGACCAAACAGATGAATACAGAGAATTAGTTCGTGAAGATTCTAAACGTAAATTTAGAAATGCTCAAATTGAAGCTGAAGGTAATGACCCTGTATCAACAGGTAAATCTTACGGAACACCTCATGATTTAGCCTCATTATATGGTAAAGGGAGAACAATGTCTGATCCAGGTAATGTACCTGATGGTTATAATGAAGATGATCCTAAGTTAGGACGTCCACAAGATTCTATTACTAAAAGAAATACTCAAGCGGATAACTTTGGTAAAGATAGATTGGGAGTTAAACGTATGAAAGATACAGATAAAAATGATTCTAATGATATTCGACCAAAATTTAAAGGTGGTCCTTTAGCCTTAGAGAGTGCTGCTAAAATAAGTTATTTAAAAAATAAAGATATATTTACATCCTTAAAAAATCTTAATAAAAAACAATTAATATTTGAAGAGGATAAAGATGATACTTCATTGTTAGATGAAAACCAATTAAAGAAGTAAGACTCTTTATATATTTATAATAAAATACTATTTTTTTAATGAAAATAAAGCACTCAAAATACAAGAATACTGGAATATTATTTGAATTATTAGTACGTCAAATAACTGCAGATACATTAAAAGGAGGTGATTCACCTGCTATTGATATTTTAAAAGAATATTTTACTAATACTTCTTTAGGTAAAGAATACAAATTGTATGAGTCTATACTTAAGTCTAAAGTAATAACCGAGGGTAGAGCTACTATGGTAGTTGATACTATATTAGAAGCTTCTACTAAGTTTAATAGAAAATCATTAAAAAAACAGAAATATAATTTAATTAATGAAATTAAGAAACATTATAATTTAGAATCTTTCTTTGGTTCTAAAGTTACTAATTATAAAGAATTAGCTGCATTATATACTTTAATCGAAAACGTTAATTCAAACTTAATTTCAAATCCTACCCAATTAGTTGAAAATAAAGTTACTTTATTAGAACACTTAACTAAAAAGGAAATTAATAGTGATAAAAAACAATCTGTACTTAAAGAATTTTCTACATATGATAAAGATGTAAGATCTTTAACATATAAAATATTATTAGAAAAATTTAATAATAAATATGATGCATTAAGTAGTGGGCAAAAACAAATTCTTAAAGAATATATTAATGCCGTGGATTCAACCCCAGATTTAAGAAACTTCTATAATGTTAAAATTACAGAGTTAAAATCAACATTATCTAAGATAGTTAAAAATGTTAAAGATAAAACCACTCAAATTAAAATTACCGAAGTATCTAAATTCTTAACTGAATTAAATAAAACGGATAAAGTTGGTGATAATAATTTAGTTGATTTGTTACGTTATTATCAATTAGTAAACGAAATTCAAATAGCAAATGGCGTTCAAATATAAACTTAAAGAAATTGAAGTAGGTGATGTGAAAATTGATGGTGGTGTTAAATCTGTAGTTACAGATAAAGATCCTACTACTGGTGCTATATCTTGGTCTATCGATTATGTCCCAAATTTAACTAAATTAGTTGAAGATTCTATGGAATTAGCAGATACAGCTAAAGGTGTGTATCAAAAAGCTAAAGATGATAAAAAATTCTTAGATATATATGAACAAGCAAAAAAACTAAGAAATATAATTCGTACTCATGTTAGAAATAACTACCCAGAAGATTATAAAAAAGCAGTTAGAGAAGGAGAAATAGATGAAATGTCTACTACGGGTGGTGGAGCAGGATCTGCTACTTTTAGTGCTGGTACAGGAATGCAATATGCAACACCCTACGCTTTTAAAAAAAAGAAAAAAAAACTTAAAAAAGAAGGAGTTGGTGCAACCCTAGGTCCTGGACCTAAAGCAACAGAGGATGGTGTTAAAGACAATGCATATGTAAAACAATTTAAATTTAAGTTAGTCCCCAAAAACAAAAATGGTACATATGTACAAAAAGGATCAGGGCTCGACGTAAATAAATTATTTTAATATGTATAAGGGTAATATAAAAGAACAAGAAGATAAAGCATCTAAGTTTCATGAGGAACGTATAGAAGCTTTTGATAAATTAGAAGCTAGATTTGATGATATAAAAAAATCCATTAAACTAGGTAAAATAGAAACAATAAAATATTATAGGGATAATCCAGATAGTTTTGCAGTCGTTATAGGCACAGATATGCTAAACGATTACTTTAACGATATAGAAACATTATTACAATAAAAATACCATGAGAAAAACAGCAGACCAATTACATAAGGAATTAACAAAAAAGTTAATTACAGAAAATTATATAGACTTACATCCTATTTCTACTTTTGAAGCAACCCCAAAACAAGATTTTGAAACTAAATTTGCTCAATTTTTAAATGAAAAAAAAGGTAATTTAGATGAATTAAGACCTATTGTCAATACTGATGAATCAGTAAACACATTAAAGGATTCAGAAGGTATATCTGCGGATTCAAAAGCTAAATTTGAAGGTAAAGGATTTCAAGCTTCTTACAAAGTAGATAAAACATTAGAAAATATTGATTCTCATAATTACGATTATGATACTACCGTAGAAAACATTAATAATGTTAATGGCGAAGAATTATTAAAAGGTGTACAATTAGAAAGTAGCTATAATAGTGAATTAACTTTAGATGAAGCTAAAGAGCTAGTAATTAAAAACTTAGCTAAAGACCCGTTACATTATGTAAAAGAAGGACAATTTGGAGTTAAGGGTTTAGGTTATACTGAAGCTAAAACACAAAAAGTAGATGGTAAACATGCTGCAAGCGGATATAGTGAAAAATTAAAAGACAGTGATAATACATTTGATTTAGTTAAAGAATCATTAATGGGGTCTTTAAGAGAAGAAGAAATTGAAGAAGCTCCAAAACCAGATTTTGCAGATATCGACGGAGACGGAGATAAAAAAGAACCAATGAAAAAAGCAGCATCAGATAAAAAGAAAAAAGTGAAAAAAGAATCTATAGATAGTAAATTAGCGGAAATAGGAAAAGAAGCTGAAGCCGTAAAATTAGAAGCACAATTAGATTATTTACATGATCATATCCAAGAAAAATTAGATAGAGTTAGTTCAATTCAAGAAGATGAAAATCTTAGTGAGTTAATTGATAAAACTAAGATGAAGGAAATGCAAAGAGAAATTAAACTTTTAGAAAAGAAGAAATCTCAAATGGAAAAAGTATATGAAAAATCATGTGGTAAAGCATATTCTAAAAAAGAAATAGTAGATGAAATGGATGAGGTAAGTTGGAATGAAAAAAATAATCCAACTCGTGGTGCTGCCGGTGAAAGAGATCCTAAACAAGTAGGACAATCAGTTTCTGACTACGCTATAAACAGATAAAAATGAGCAAAAAGCTATTAATAGAAACTCATACTGTAAAGATATCCCCCTCCCAACTAACTGAAAATGTTAATAAGGAGAGTGGAAATCTTTTTGTTGAGGGTATTTTAGCTACGGCTGAAGTGAAAAATGGTAACGGACGTTATTATTCAAAGGGTTTATGGGATAGAGAAATGGAAAAATATAATGAACTAGTTGAACAAAGACGTTCAATGGGAGAATTAGACCACCCAGAATCTACTGTAATTAATCTAAAAAACGTATCACATCTAATATCAGAATATTGGTGGGATGGAGATAACGTGATGGGTAAAATAGAAATCTTACCCACCCCCTCAGGAAATATACTTAAAGAATTAATTAAAAGTGGAGTTACAGTTGGTGTATCCTCTCGTGGTATGGGTTCATTAGAAGAAAGAGGTGGTGTAATGGAGGTACAAGATGATTTCGAACTATTATGTTGGGATTTCGTTTCAACACCTTCTAATCCAGGTTCATATATGACTACCTTAAATGAAGGAAAAAACATAATTACATATGATTATTCAAGTGTAAATAAAACAATACATGAAATCCTTTGTTCTAAAGGTTCATGTCCTATAACATAAAAATATTTCTTCGGACGCTACCGGTGGATTTAATGCATAAAGCGCTCTTTTGAGCGCTTCTTGTGTCTTAAGATATTTTTACATACGTATGACCGCAATGTGTCATGAGTACCTTATATGACACCGATATAAAAAAACTACCTATTACGATTCCTAATAATCGTATTTCACAAAAAAAATTTTGAGATTATGGCAAACAATGATTTGTTAAAAGAAGCAATCGCCGATGCTAAAGCTGTTAAAGAAACTGCTATTGCAAACGCAAAACTTGCTCTTGAAGAAGCATTCACACCACATTTACAATCTATGCTTTCTGCAAAATTAGAAGAAATGGACAAAGAAGACGTTGACGAAGGATACGACGAAGACGTTAAAGAAGAAGTTTCTGAAGATACAGTAGAAGAAAAGAAAGAAGATATGGATGAAGCTAAAGAAGAGCTTGATGAAATTAACCTTGACGAGTTACTTGCTGAACTTGAATTGGATGAAGACGCTCGAACAGACGCTGAAGAAGAAGGCTACAAAGATGGTATGAAGGACGAAAAAGAGGACTTGAAAGAGGACGAACGTACGGATGCTGAAGAAGAAGGCTACTTAGACGGAGAAAAAGACGAGAAAGAAGACACGGAAGATGGTCTTGAAGATGAAGAAATTGATCTTGAAGATATGTCAGAAGATGACTTAAAAGGATTCATTGAGGATGTTATTAAAGATTTAGTAGCAGACGGAACAATTGAAGCAGGTGAAGACTCCGAAGAGGAAGATGTTGAAGACGTTGTAGACGTTGACGATGTTGAAGATGTTGAAGATGTTGATGTTGATATAGAAATTGACGAAGCAAAAGTAGAAGATTTAGACGAAATGTCTAAAAAGGAAAAAGCTGAAGGTGATGATCGTAAAAAAGACGATAAAATCGAAGCTGAAACTGAAAAAATGAAATTTAAAGAAGCGATTGAAGAAATCGAAGCTCTTAAAGTTGAATTACAAGAAGTTAATTTACTTAATGCTAAGTTACTTTATACAAACAAAGTATTCAAATCTAAAAACTTATCTGAAGACAAAAAAGTTAAAGTGCTTAAGGCATTTGATAAAGCGTCAACAGTAAAAGAAGCTAAAGTTATTTTTGAAACATTAAACGAAGGTTTAGTATCAAAAACAGAAGCTATTGCAAGACCAAAAGGTAGTGCATCTAAAGCAACTGGAACAATAACTGAAGCTAAGAAACCTATTATTGAAAGCAATGATGTATACAATCGTATGCGTAAACTTGCTGGATTAATTTAAAAAACAATTTTAAAACTTTAAAAACTAAAAAAATGAGCTTAAATACTCTATTAGAAAGCGCGAACCCATACCACTCAATGCAGAGTGACGCAGCCAAATTGGCATCAAAATGGGAAAAAACAGGTTTGTTAGAAGGAATGACCGGTGCTAATAAAAGCAACATGGGAATTATTCTTGAAAATCAAGCAAAACAGTTAGTAGTAGAAGAATCTAACACCGGTGGTGGTGCAGGTTCTGGTACTTTTACAGCAGGAACAGGTGCTCAGTGGGCAGGTGTTGCTTTACCATTGGTAAGAAAAGTATTTGGTCAAATCGCAGCGAAAGAATTCATTAGCGTTCAACCAATGAACTTACCTTCAGGTCTTGTATTTTATTTGGATTTCCAATACGGATCATCAAAAACTCCATTTGCAGCAAACCAATCAGTATATGGAGATGAAGGAACTAATCCTTCTACTGCTCCTTTCGGGAACACTAATTCAGGTGGTCTATATGGTTCAGGAAGATATGGATATTCTATTAATACAACTGCTTCCGTAGTTGGTATTGGTAATGCTACTACAGGTTCAGCAACTCTAGCTTCAGTTAATTACGATTCAGCGTTTTCTGCTTCCGTAGCTGCTGGTACTGTAGTTACTGCTTCTATATTAGCCTCTACTCTAGATGGTAATTATGATGCAGAAGCAATCAGAAGTTTCTATTTAGTAGGTGCAAATGCTCCTGCTGTAACAGCACAATACCCACAATTTACTCAGTTTAATACTGATGGAACAAGAATAGAATTTGTTATTGCTGAAGATTCTCTTGATCCTGCAGCAGCAACTGCTGTATCTTATTCATTAGCTCCAGTAGATAATGAAAGAGGTGATTTTGAAGATGGAAATAATAGCCTAAATGGTAACAATACTCCAATCGTAATTCCAGAAATCAACGTACAGATGCAATCATCTGCTATTGTAGCTAAAACTCGTAAGTTAAAAGCTGTATGGACTCCTGAGTTCGCACAAGATTTAAATGCATACCACGCACTAGATGCTGAAGCTGAATTAACTTCTATCTTAAGTGAGTACATTTCATTAGAAATTGACTTAGAGATCTTAGATATGTTAGTTGAATCTGCTGCTGCTGGAACAGAAGTATGGTCTGCAGTTAACAATAGATCTATTGTTGATAATGGTACTAACGGTGCTATTTCAGACTTAGGATTTTATAATTCACAAGGACAATGGTTCCAAACATTAGGAACTAAAATCCAGAAATTATCTAACGTAATTCACCAGAAAACTCTTAGAGGTGGTGCTAACTTTATGGTAATTTCTCCTGCAATTAGTACAATCATTGAATCTATTCCTGGATTTGCTGGTGATGCTGATGGAGATGTATCTAAAGCAAGTTATGCATTTGGTGTACAAAAAGTAGGTGCATTTAACGGAAGATATAAAGTATACAAAAATCCTTATATGACAGATAATCAAATCTTGTTAGGATTTAAAGGTGCTCAATTCCTAGAAACTGGTGCTGTATTTGCTCCATATATTCCATTAATTATGACTCCATTAGTATATGATCCACAAACTTTTACTCCACGTAAAGGATTGATGACTCGTTATGCTAAGAAAATGGTTCGTCCAGAATTTTATGGTAAAATCCAAGTTAATGGTTTAGATACTCTATAGTATATAAAATAACCAAATCTTGATAAAATTAACCCGGCTTAGGCCGGGTTTTTTTTTACTTTTCATATGTATAATAAAATGCGTTATATCCGAACTATATTTATCTCATTATATAGCTATATCCATAATTTACGGTTTTTTAACGTATTTACAACGGTTTCATTCACTGATAATATAACCCCTAATTTCAAGAATTTATGGCAAGTAAACACCATACGGACGATGTATTTCGTTCTAAGAGAGTTCCTAAAAACCCAATTAAGTTCAAACTCCAACTTAATGAAGAACAAAAAGCAGCTAAAAAATCAATCCTCGAAAACACTATTACCCTCTTAGGTGGAAGTGCAGGTAGTGGAAAGACACTATTAGCATGTAATGTTGCACTAGATGGACTATTTAGAAAACAATATGATAAAATCATCATCACTAGACCTACAGTATCAAAGGAAGAAATAGGTTTTTTACCTGGTGATTTAAGAGAAAAAATGGATCCTTGGGTTCAACCAATATATCAAAACTTCTTTGCTTTGTATGATAAAGTAAAAGTTGAAAAAATGATTGAAGATGGTAAAATAGAAATTGTACCCGTATCATTTATGAGAGGTAGAACATTTTTAGATTCTTTAATTATAGTAGATGAAGCACAAAATGTTACTCATGAACAAATGGAGATGATTACATCTCGTATTGGTTTAAGAAGTAAAATGGTAGTATGTGGTGATTCCCACCAAACAGATTTAAAGAAAAAATCAGATTCAGGTTTTAAATTTTTATATGCCGCTGCTAGAAAAATAAAAAATTTAGAGGCTATTACTTTATCTACTAACCATAGAAATGAAATTGTAGAAGATTTAATAAACTACTACAATGAAGCTGTAGAAAAAGGAGCAAGTATTACAATTTCTGGTTCATATAATTATAATAATAAAAACTAATACCATATTTATAATAAAAATATATAATGGCACAATGTATAACTAGTGGTTCGTTAAAAGTACTTATACAAGAAAGTATAACCTTACCTAATAAAAATGAGGAGATTTGTATAAACGAAATCACAATCCCTGGTATTACTCAAACAGTAAGAAGGGTAGATACTATATCTACCAAATTTAGTGGTAGTGGAGTTGAAATCTTAAGATTTGTTGATTCTGAAGAACAACAAGTAGCAGGTTCATTTGTAAGAGATACAGTTAAATATATGAGATTTACAAATTTATGCTCATCTAATTTTATTTCTCTCTATTTAATCCAAGATAGTCCTGAATCAACCTCACCTAACACTACTAATAATGGTTCGGGTGATGAGACAGTATTTAAAATAGATGCAGGTAAATCAATGGTGTTTTCAAACGCACAAATACAAGGAACAGACTATTATGATTATGCAGTAGAAGGATATGTTGACATTCAATATTTTTCATCATTTTCTGCCTTAGCTTCAATAAAAGCAAAAGCAGATACTAAAGATATTCAAATAGAATACTTTGTAGCTTCTTCTTAATATTTATAATAAAATTAAATTAAAATAAAAATGGCATTAACTTATAGATCAGTAAAAGGTTCAGCATTAACAATTGACGAACTAGATAATAATTTTAGATACTTTACAGGATCTCATGCAGTAACAGCATCTTCAGGTCCCTTTATAATTTCAGGTTCTGATGGGGCTAATAATGCACTTGAAGTATTAGGCTCTTCTTTATTCTCAGGGAGTATTATTCCTGCAGAAGTTGAAGCAACTTTAGGTACACAAGAAAAACCTTGGAAAGAATTGTTTGTTAGTAATGGGTCTATAGTCTTTGTAAGTGGATCAGGAGTAGGACAAATTACAAGTTCTTTATCACTTGAAGCTGATGGTTTAATATCAGGTGGGTTCGATGGTAAATTTACAGGTTCTTTTACAGGATCTGCTGATATAACAGGCTCATTATCTGGTTCTTTTACAGGATCTGCTGATATAACAGGCTCATTATCTGGTTCTTTTACAGGATCTGCTGATATAACAGG